AAACAATGACGTTAACATAATAGTTAATCTGGACATCCACCACATAATTTCGTGTTTCATAATTCGATACCCATCGTGCAATAGTCAATAAAATGAGGATGCTCCCTTAGACCAGGGACATCCTCTTTTGAATTCTGTATTGCTTCGTAGGCATCTTGGGCATACTCACATATTTCATAATGTTCTCGGTTTGAATCGTGGTAACCAACCGTATAGTGGGACATGATAGTTTCAACTCCACTTGACCTAAGTATTTATTCCTGGTCCTTCTGCTTCTCCTCCTTTTTTATTGCTTTCCTAACCTTCTTGGCATAATAAAGTTCTTGTTTAGTATACCAATCAGGATGTTCTTTTGCTCTCTTAATCAATAACTTAGCCGCTTTCTTGTCCTTCAAAATTAACTTTGCGATGGTCCTCTGAAGTACTTATTTATAACCTCAACCTGATCATGGTACCTTGAGATCTTATCCAACTCAATTCCAATCGCTTCAGTGATATCAGAGTGCTCTCCAATACCTACAGGATGCTCTAAGTAAACATTGACATTTGCCTTATGCTTCTCTATCTCACCCTGTGCATGTGCTAACATTGCACGTAATAATTGTTCTCTCATGTGTAGCATTCCCATTAAAGTATGTTCTCCTCTTCTCCTAATTGAATTTTACAATCGGATGTAGGATATGCTACACATGTTAGCACAAATCCTGCTTCCATTTGGTCTTCGTCAAGAAAACTTTGTTCTTCTTGATTTACTGTACCTTCCAAGACCTTGCCTGCACATGTTGAGCATGCACCAGCACGACAAGAATAGGCAGCATCAACTCCCTCTTCCTCAGCCCTGTCTAGTATATATTCATCTTCTTCACAGTCAAAGGTAGTCTCGGTACCTTCTGTATCAATAACGGTAACTTTATATGCCATAACATGTAAGCAATGATACTCTATGTATTATAACACTACTTTGTCATTTTGACAATGTGGGGTTCTTAGCACAATTCTTCTCATGCCTTTCTATCCATGTATATGGACGTGCATGATTTATAGGTGCTTTAATCCCACAATAGATACATACTTTTCTACGCTCAGCCATAATGATAACTCGGTTTGTTTGTCTTCTTGGATAGTTTTCCACTTCTGACCTTTGTACCAGAAGTCTCACCTGCTCCCTCAGGATGCTTACCTGCCTTGGTTTTACCAATGTTTACTGACTTACCTGGCTTCTTAGACTCAGTGTCATGTAAACGTGCTGGCTTACCCTTATCTTTAGTGATTACAGATTCTTGACCATGCTTTCTGCCTAGTCGTCTCATAACTTTACCAAAGCGACGCTTACTCATACCCTTCCCTGGGGAAGTTTGATACGAAACTTCACGTCCTTTAGATCCATCATCATATTTGTATTCACCTACACCTTTCTTATATCCTATTCCTTTCTTCTTGAGGTCTTTTTCGAGCCCCTTACGGGACTCACGATTCTTTTTTGCGTCTGTACCTCTGTCAGCACTAATGTTACCAGTCTGTTGTGACTTAGACTTCTGCATCATACGAGTAGTAGGATTACCCTCTTGAATGAAATCGCTAAATTTCTTTAGTCCTTCCTTCTCATGATACTCCCAGTGACCTTCTTTCACATGGTCAGCAGCTTTGTATAGAGGTTTGCCTGTCTTGGCATGCTTCTTACCTGCTTTGTATGCTTTCCATGCAGGAGTGTTACCTTTCTTATCAGCATTAGTAACAGTATACTCTTCTTTAGTCTCTGTCTTTCTCTTGGCAGCAGATGCTTTGTATAGTCTTACTGCTTGAGCATTCTTCTTCTTAGCACCTTCCTTATCACCAGCAGCAGCAAGTTTACCACGCTTCTTATCTGCTTCTTTTGATGCTGCTAGTGCAGTATCAGCAGAGATCTCATGTAATGTTTCTTCGTTGGTATCCTCTTCTTTGGGACCAGCAGCCTTCCTAACCTTGTCTCTTACATGATCAACAGCAGCATCCTTGGCACCTTCCTTAGCAGCGTCACCCAGTTTCTGTCCGAAACCAGCAGTCTTACTGCTACTTCCAGCAGTGGTACCAGCAACAGATGCTTGCTTTGCAGCAGCACCACCTGCCTTAGCAGCAGCACTACCTGCCTTAGCAGCACCAGCACCTGCTTTACCAGCAGCAGCACCAGCCTTCGCAGCAACAGCAGCACCTTTGGCAGCCTTAGCACCAACTATTGCTGCTTTTGTTGCAACTACCGCAGCAGTAACTGGTTCTTCTGATACTACTTGTTTAAAAGATTTTAAAGGAGAATATCCTTCCTTTTTAGTACTCATAATAGCTCCTTTGCCGTGTTTCTTTTCAATGTTTTTCTTAACGATGTCGAGTGCAGTTACACCTTTACCATGCTCTTTCTCAGCTTGCTTTTGGTATACGGTTTTACCTTTAATCTTCTTACCACTAGATCTACTAGGGGTTGACTTACGGTCAGAACCATCATGTCCTATACCATACTTTACGAGACGGTCATCTCGCATGCGATCATAACCTTCCTCGTTAATCACGTTAACCTCCAACAACTTGGACTTGCTCTACGATTACATCAGCACTACCAGCAGTCAGTTTAACTGCTCTATTAACTAGAGGAGTTTGACCTAGGATTAATTGTGCGTCAGCATTACTATAGTTTCCACCTGCACTAGATGAATCTATATTAGTAGTAATGGTACCATCAGTTACAGAAGCAACTTCCTTGCCACTACCTACAGCAGATACAAATGCAGCTGCGTAGTTTGAGTCACCACCATTCTGAGTAGAGATATAGTCTCCAGTCACAAACTTATGACCAGGAGTACCACCACTTTCTACAGTGATAACTTGAGGATTAGCACCAGTTGCAGATGCAATTCTTGCGTTTGCAGGTTTGCCACATGAGATCAACTCAGGGACACCAGCAGCGAGAGTGATTGCAGGTCCAGCATTGACTTGTATTGAAGACGCTGAAGTTGCAAGGACACGCAATACACCAGATTTAACTGTGATGTAGGCAGTACCCGAACCACTTACTGTTTGCGTATCAATAACATTTAATACTGACATTTTTAAAGAATACCTTTACTAGATTATTTATCTTGCTTTTGTTTTAGAAACTTAGCAAGTTCTGCTGTGCTACCAACAAACATGGTGTTGTTGGTGACTTGTTTATCGGAAGATCCTCCTTTCGGATTCTCTATCTCATTAACTTTTTTATGGAGATCACCTAACTTATCCGCAACATCAGCAACATGTTTGATAAGTTGCCCTGCTACTTCATACGCTCTTGGTTGATCACTGCTCTGAGCCACTTCGAGGATGCCGTCCACCGCTTCTTGACCCTTTTCAATAAGCGAGTAGAGATTTCCCCTTGTGTAGTCATAGTCTTTCTTGAGTTGCTCCGAAGTCGTCGCTGGTACAATCTCCATCTTAGACTCCTTTTTAGGTACGAGAGATGTCTCAACGTCCAAAGCTTCTTCGATCCCATCAAACTGCTTCATCTTGTCCTGTAGTTGGGTTCCATTGCTTGGAATCAACGAACTCACTAGTCAATTCATTAAATCCAAAGTTATCATCAGCATCTGCTGTTTCTGGATCAGGTGTTACCTGATATCTCACTTCACGTGGTGCATTAGGTGCTAACTCAGTCTTAGTAGAGTAGTCAAGAATTGCCTTCTTAATAACCTCACCAGACTTATCTTGGACAGGACCGTATAGGTAAGTCTTAGCAACAAATTGCAGTGTATATACCAGAGTCCTACGAGTATCGTAGTCACCCTCATAAACATCTTCATAGTCTATAGATGTTAGAGTAACTGGATAGTCTCTCTTCTCATCCAATGTTGGAACTAGATTCAATGTAAGATTGAAACTAGGTTGGAAGAAAGGTAGAATCTGCTCAAGAATCTGAAGACCATCATCTTGATTCTTTGCCATGATTGCCAATTCAAAATTCAAATTATATGGTATTGGCATAAAACTTTTAAACTCTTTACCATCAGCTTGTGTATTCCTGATGTATTGAGTAGGAGATACCTTACGAGTTGCATCGTAATTAAAACCTTGTATCTCAAAGGATATCCTAGGAAGAGTAATCTGAGTGGTAGTCTTATTAAGACCTACTTGATTCAACCTTTGTAAGAATTTTTGACGAGGACCATATGCCAGAGGTACTTTCATAACCTCTGTCTTTCCTGAAGTCACACGACGCAATTCAATATTATTGAACAGTGTACCAAAACCGACTACTGTCTTCTTGATAATTTCGTGATATGAATACGTGCCTAACATTAGATACTACTTCCTTTATTTCCAAACTCACCAAAGGGATTAGTTTCAGTGAAATCAATGATAGCATCAGACTGAGTTTCAATTACCCAGTTGGCTTGACTACTATCATCATTTTGATTATTTATGGTATTATATGTAGCACTTGTCCAAGCAGCACTAGATGTATTACCTGTTAGTGTCTCAGGTATAGCAAAAATACCAGACCTATTATACACTACCAACTGACGTGTGGCACTATTCCAAGACTTAACTGTAGCAGTTACATTAGAGTTACCACCTGTAACAATCTCTTCAGCAACAAAGTCTCCACTACCACCCTCAGCAACATTAACACTTATTGCATTGGCATAGTTGACCTCAATTGCGTCAACCTCTGTAATTCCTGTGTCGATGTCTTCGTCACTGTACTGGAAGAGTTCACAACGTAATCCCCAAGTATACTGCTTACCCAATGTGAAAAATGGTACTTCATACTCGACAAACTGGATCTCAAAGATCTTATTTGCCATAGGGAAGTATACGAGATCGCCTTCATTTGGTCTACCCTCCACGATTAGTGTTGCATTATC